GTCGTTTTTTTTTCTTGTCAAAATTAACAGTAGAGGGGTAAAATAATACTATGAAAATAATCGAAAGAAAAATAGACGATCTCCTACCGGCAGAGTACAATCCAAGGCAGGCATCAGATAAGCAGTTTGCAGACTTGTGTGCATCTCTTGAACGATTTGGAGCAGTTGACCCTGCACTAGAAGTGAAAGTAAACGGGAATGCTTATGACAGCAGGACGACCTAAAAAGCCAATAGCGCAAAAAAGGCTCGAAGGTACCTATAGAAATGACAGGGATCGGGATACGCTAGAACTTGATCCTATAGTTTCTGAATTGCCAGTGCCAGATAGCCTTACAGAGAAAGGCGCTATTAAATTATGGACATCGTTATTATCTCAATTCCTAAATATTGGATTATTATCAGATATTGACCTTCCATTATTTGAGGTTATGTGCAAAGAGTATCAGAAATATTTGATTTATGATAGGAAGGTTGAGGAAAACGGCGGGGATATTATCACGCTAAAAAACAAATCAGGGTACAAATATCCAACCGAAAACCCATATTTGAAATTAAAATATAGGGCATTGAATAAATTCACGGAAATAGCTTATAGATTTGGTATGACTCCAAGCGACAGAGCTGGGATAACGATAGACAGAAAAGAAGATAATTCTATAGAGAATAGCAAAGCTAAGAACTTCTAATAATGAAGAAACTACCAAAATCCGGTTTACCTAAACTTGACAACTATTGCGAAGACGTAATGTCATGTGACGTCATTGTTGGGAAATGGGTACGATTAGCGGTTGAGCGACATTACAGGGATTTAGGACGTGAGAAGGATGATGATTTCCCTTATTATTTTGAGCCTAAGGCAGCCGCACATTTTTTTGATTTCGCAAAGAAATTCTCTCATTATGAAGGCGAATACAACGGTAAGCCTATTATCCCAACTCCCTGGCAATCGTTTGTGTATGGCTCTATATTCGGGTGGCTTGAAAAGAACAGGGACAAACCGACACGACGATTCCGTGAAGCTATTATCCTCATTGCTAAGAAGCATGGTAAATCGTTATGGGACGCTGTTATTGAGCTATATGGGTTGGAATGGGATGGGGAGCCCGCCGCACAGGTATATGGAATGGCGACATCACGATCTCATGCATCTGGTTTGAGTTACCGGGCTGCTGAAATCCTTGTAGAAAACAGCTCTTACTTCACAGCTAAGTACAATATTAGCAAATCATTTGCTAATATGCGTATTTCACATTATCCAAGCCACTCTTTTATCACTCCGATCACGTCAAAGCCTAAGAAGCTAGACGGGTTCAACCCACATTTCTATATCGCTGATGAGACGAAAGACTGGGAATCCGACTCGTTGTATAATATTATTTCTGACGGTACTTCTATGAGACGTCAACCCCTCGGTGTTAGTACGAGTACCGCTGGATTCAGCAAATATTGTTTTGGTTACGAACAGTCAAAAACGATAGAGAAAATACTTAACGGCGTCGTTGATAATGACCGCATGTTTGTTATTAACTATACAATTGACGAAGGAGATGAAAAGGATTGGGATAAGGAATATGTGTGGAAGAAAGCCAACCCATCCTATCCGGACGTCCTGAAACAAGACTATTTTGAGACAAAAGTTGCTAAAGCGAAGATAAAAGCAAGCGAGAAACGGGATTTCTTCGTAAAACATCTTAATTATTTTGTAAACGCTGAAGGTGGATTCATAGATAGCGATAAATGGAATGTATGTAATAATGGGCGTATTAATGAAGATATTCTCGTTGGGCATTCAGCAACTGGAGGTCTTGATCTTGGATGGACGGATGACTTTACCGCTTTTGTCCTTGTATTCCCACCTGTAGGTGATGAGGGATGGAAAGTTCTTGCATGGTTCTGGATACCTGAAGGGACGCTTGAATCACGAGATAATGTTGATGTTATTTGGCCGTGGATAGAAGATGGGTGGATTAAGACGACATCTGGTGATGCTACTGATTATAATATTGTACGTCAAGATATTAATATCATTGCATCAAAATATCAGATTGATGAGATAGCTTTTGATAAATGGAATGCTTTGCAATTTGCACAGAATCTTACAGAGGACGGCGCAACGATGGTAGAACATAGTCAATCATTTTCACAGATGAATGAGCCTATTAAAAAATTAGAGGAGCTTGTATTCTCAGTTAATATTGATTTTGGTGATAATCCTGTACTGGCATGGATGAATAGTAACGCTAGAACAATCTCAGATACATATGGGAACAGGAAGTTCGACAAGAAAAATTCAGAGGAGAAGATAGATGGAATGGTCGCTCTTGCGATGGCGACAGGAAGAGCGACGCTATCAGAGAGAGGAAGTGTATACGATGAACACGGTATAATAAGCTTTGATATATGACAAAAACCGATATGGATAATATGGAGTTACGCAAGCCTGAAGTATTTGACGAGCGCTTCAATGAGTACCTTGGCGAATCATGCACTTACAAAGAGGCCTATGAGAAGACCGAAGCAGACCATATTTCCGTATTTGGTGAACCCCACTATGTTGATTACGAAAGTTATCGCCTTACGAGAAGGAGAAGAACGAAGAAATGAAGAAATGTAGCAGTGCTACGTAGCACTGCTACTTACGCAAAGGCGCAACGGATTGTAAGTTAAAAACAAACTACAATTTCACTGCGCTTACATGTTTGAAAAGCTATTACGTTCTAATAATTTAGAAAACCCATCCACAAGCCTTGCCAACGCGCAGGCATGGTTTTTAGACATGTTTTCAGATCCCACCGCATCAGGCGTCACAGTAAATGCGGAAACGGCTCTAATGTACAGCGCAGTCTGGAGAGCTATCTCTGTATATTCGCACGTCATAGGCTCTTTACCCCTCAAATTGTATAAGAAAGATGGGGATTCCAGAGTCGAAGCAAACGATCATTGGGCCTATAAGCTCATGCACGACAGCCCAAACAAGTACATGAGCTCTTTTACATATCGCTCATCCTTAATTACGAGGACGCACCTATATGGAAATGGCATATCAAAGATTGTCAGAAATCCTATGGGGGAAGTCGTTGCGCTCATATTCTTGCCGGCGGAAAACACAAAGCCGAAAATCAAGGGCGGCAAAAAGGTCATTGTAACCCATATCCAAGCAAAAGACGGAACAACAATAAAAAAAACGTACCAAGATGATGAAGTATTCCATCTAATGAATCTGTCGACGGATGGGATAGCTGGTATTTCAACGATTCAAAACGCAAGAGAGTCTATCGGGTTAGGGCTTACAACAGAGAAATACGGATCCGCACTATTCGGGAAAGGTGCGACGATGTCAGGCGTGTTTTCTCATCCGGGGCGTTTGGGGGACAAGGCTCATAACAGGCTGAAAAAAGATCTTAAGGGGAAAACTGGACAATCCGGAATGCATGAATTACTCGTATTAGAGGAAGGAATGAAGTTTGAACGCCTTTCCATGCAACCAGAAGATGCGCAGTTTTTGCAGACAAGGCTCCATCAAATCAAAGAGATTGCAAATTGGTTCAACTTACCTGCATACATGCTGAATAATGGGGATAACGCTATTAAGAGTAACGTTGAGCAACAAGCATTAGATCTTGTTAAGTACTCCTTCCGTCCGTGGCTCATAAATATAGAGCAAGAGCTTAACAGAAAGATATTAACAAGCGAAGACAGGGCGAACGGATACTATTTTGAGCATAATCTTGCCGGATTGTTACGTGGTGACTCTGAACAGCAGATGGCATTCTGGAAGGAAGGTATTCTTAACGGCATATTCAATCCAAATTACGTGAGAAAACAACAGAACCTTCCTGGCTATAAGGGCGGTGATTCGTATTGGGTACCAGCAAATTATCAACAAATAACCCCTGACGGCACAATTGTACAATATAATCCAAAAGGAAAGGGTAATGGCAACTCCTAAATTTTCAAATCTCCCGTTAGCGGGACGAACAAGAACATTCGATAACGGGGAAGCCCGTAAACGTGTAAAGAAATGGGCGGCTCCATCTGCTGATGATCCTGATAAGATTGACGAAGAAAAATACTCAAAAGCTTTCTTCTGGTACGATTCGAGTGCAGGAGCGAAGGACGATGACGGCGATAAACTACCCGACAACGTTGGCGATTACAAACTGATATTTGCCGATGTCATCGACGGAACTCTTACCGCTATTCCGAAAGCAATCTTTCAGGCTGCTGCTGTCATGCAGGGTGCAAGAGGTGGCGTAAATATACCTGATTCTGATAGAGACGCAGTAAAAGAACATATCGAAATGTATTACGATAAGATGTCAAAAGAATTTGACGACGATTCTATTGTTGTGCCGTGGGAAAAAGCAAATAGCGCACACGGGGAGATTGAATACCGTTCTTATCAGACGTCTACGGAAATACAAGAGGAAGGAAGATCTAAGGGGATCGCATCTGTTTTTGAGCAAGAAACAAGGCTATTCGGTGATTTCTACGAGGTTATAGACCCAACAGCATTTGATAACGTCTTAGATGGAGACACAAGAGTCTTATTCAATCATAATCCTGACAAAATACTAGGACGCACGAAGTCCGGGACCGCAAGCATCTACAAATCAGACGCAGGATTAGGTTATGAATGGGACCCACCCGATACCAGTTATGGCAGGGACTTACAAGTGAGCTTAAAACGGGGTGATGTCGATCAATCTTCGTTCACATTCACGATAAAACGCGAGAAATGGGAGAATAGAGCAGACGGAACAATTCTAAGGACGGTATTAGAAGTTGGGGAAATGTTCGATGTATCGCCAGTAACTTTCCCGGCCTACCAAGGCACATCGGTAAGTGCACGATCACAGCAAGAATTTCAAGCAGAAAAACAGAAACTCATCAATAAAAAAGATGATACCCGGTCGGAATCGACTCCGACCAGCCTTGAGCATATACAACGCTCAATAAATCTTAAACGTAAACAAATAGAAATAATACAATGAAAATTGAAGAACTGAACGAGAAAAGACTTCGGCTGGTCAACGAGATGCAGGAGGTTCACGACCAGGCAGAGAATGAAAATCGAGGTTTGAATGCTGAAGAGCAAACAAAATTCGATAAAATGAATAAGGATTACGACGATCTGAAGAGAAGGATTGATACTCAGACAGCCTTGGAAAAACGCAAGGAAGAAATGGCTGCTCCAGTTGGTGATACCGGTCTTATCGAGGATCGATCAGATAAGAAAGAGGAGCGACAAGAAGAGTATAGAGCTGCTTTTGGGGCTTATCTGCGCAATGGGATCGTCGACATGGACACGGAACAACGCGCTATCTTGCGTTCTGGGTTCCAAAACGAGAAAGAATCCCGTGCGGCTCAAACAGAGACCACCACGGGCGGAGGCTACTTAATACCACAGGGCTTCAGCAACAAGCTGGAAGAAGCTATGTTATGGTATGGACCCATGCTCCGTGTCGCTACTATACAAGAGACGAGCAAAGGTAATGCATTACCGTGGCCTACTTATAACGACACAAACAACAAAGGTTCTATCCTTGCTATTAACACGCAGGCAAGCCAAACTCCGGTTGGATATGGTCAAGTCATTTTCAATGCGTATAAATACAGTTCTGACATCGTGTTAGTTCCTAACGAGCTGTTGCAGGACTCTGCATTCAATTTGACTACACATATCACGAATGTTGTTGGTGAACGTATTGGCAGGATTATCAATGAGCATATGACGACAGGTACAGGGACGGATCAACCGAACGGACTCGTCACCGCTGCAACATCTGGAAAAGTTGGGGCTACAGGTCAAATGACATCGATTATATATGATGACATCATTGATACGAAACACAGTGTCGATATAGCTTATCGTAAGATGCCTGGTTCTGCTTTCATGTGTCACGATTTGACAATTGGCGAACTTCGTAAGCTGAAATCGACAACTGGTTACCCCCTGTGGCAACCTTCGTTAACAGCATCAGAGCCTGATCGCCTGGATGGAAGTCCGATTTACGC